TCTGGGCAGCCAATGTCGCGTCAGCACCAATTTCGACCTCAAAAAGGCCGAGAGACGGTTCGAACATGAGGGGTTATCGTTCTTAACGATAACCCTACCGTCCTTTTCTCGCGGGCTCCAAAAAGCCCTCGAGAGAGGTTCGGTCGATCGACTGGACTTTCAAGGCTTCGCCTTTAAGTCTGGTCTCCCTCTATTCCTAGGGGGTTTCCTCGATCGTGTGTTCGACCGCGGTACTGGTCGATTGCTCGATGTACCAGACGTGGATTCCATCTTCGCGATACGACAGCTTACGCTGTTCTTCTCGAAGATGCTTCTACCATGCTCAGATGAGCGCGTAGAAGCCGCCATGTCGAAGTACATCGAGTGTGAGCAGGATGTCAGAGAGAATGACATGAGTAGATCCGCTGCGCTCTATGAAGAGTTCAGACGGATGTCGCTCCGACTGCTCGGTGACGTGCTCTCCCGCGTAGATAGAGATATCTACGAAGGGAGCATTGTCCCGAAGCATGGCCCGGGGGCAACCGCAGACAAACTTCGCGGAAACGCGAAGTTTGACCAGCGGTCCTGGACCAGTCGTCTCGAAAGGGTCTTTCCCTACGGGGATTATGCCCTTCCAAACTGGCGGTATTACTACCGCCTTGACGACGTTGACATCCTCGAACCCGGCTCGGAACTGCCCGTCAGGGTCGTTCCTGTGCCAAAGACGCTCAAGACTCCGCGCATCATCGCTATCGAACCGACCTGCATGCAGTATATGCAGCAGGCCATTTCGGAGCGCATTGTGCGTTATCTCGAAGGTTCTTCCCTTCGAGATATGATCGGATTCACCGACCAAGCGCCTAATCAGCGCATGGCCCGAGAGGGTTCCCTGAGCGGGGACCTCGCCACACTGGATCTCAGTGAGGCATCCGATCGAGTCTCGAATCAGCTCGTACGCGTTCTGTGTCAGCATTTTCCTCATCTCAGCGATGGGGTCGATGCCACGCGCTCGCGGAAGGCTGATGTGCCTGGTCATGGCGTGATCCGCCTGGCCAAGTACGCATCCATGGGTTCAGCGCTCTGCTTTCCGATCGAAGCGATGGTATTCCTTACCATCGTCTTTATCGGGATTCAGAGATCGCTCAATCGCCAGTTGACCAGCGGGGACTTTGAGTCCTTTGCTGGCCGGGTGCGTGTCTACGGGGACGACATCATTGTCCCCGTAGAAAGCGTCTCTTCCGTGATCTCTGCACTAGAAGATTTTGGTCTTCTGGTAAACAGAGACAAGTCTTTCTGGACGGGTAAGTTCAGAGAGTCTTGCGGTAAGGATTACTACGCTGGCGACGACGTTTCAGTCGTCAAGTGCCGGCGCGTACTCCCAACCGCACGGAAGCACGTTCCAGAGCTCGTGTCACTGGTTTCGTTGAGGAACCAGTTGTATGAGCGCGGACTTTGGAAGACCGCGTTCTACATCGACGAATTGGTCCTCTCCCTACTCAGGAGGTTCCCTTACGTCGAAGGCACGAGCCCAGCGCTTGGACGAGTTTCGTTTCTCGGATCTGATTCCGAGAGACTTGACCCGTCGCTGCATCGAGCCCAAGTCAGGGCTTGGTCAGTGCATTCTCGAATCCCAGAATCCGTTCTGAGTGGAGAGGGTGCCTTGCTCAAGTGGTTCCTTAAGCGAGGCTCTGAGCCTTTCGAGAGGGACCATCTGGAACGCGCTGGGCGTCCCGAGTCCGTCCTCATTCGACTCGGGTGGGCTAACTCCTTCTAGGAGTTAGTGTGGGAACAACAACCCACTGGGCGGAGCACGGTTGCTCTCCAGGGGATTGCGATCTCCATGAGCTTCCTGCTTCAGGGGATCTCTGATCCTCGGGAGCTGCATCCTTGCGGTGCAGC